GGTAAAACGCGGCGGCTCTCGGTTTCTGTAGACTATATGCGACAACTTTAGGGTTGACGGGGTAGAATTAGATATGTGGATAACTTTGATCGAGGGAATATGGCTTCACAACCGACAATGGCTAGGCACTTATTTTTATCTTCCGGCAGAGTGCAAAACCTGCAATATCAGGGAATTTTAACCAAGGGCGCAGATTTGGATGTTGCAAGGGAGCAATACATAATGTTCTTGCGAGGATTAGCAACAGAAGCGCAACGTGGTGGGTCTGGCGATGTAAACGAAGAACGCGCACGACTGATTCACCATCAAGCTAATCTGGCATCACTGGAAGAAGATGTTAAACAAGGCAAACTGATTCCGGCAGACGAGATTGAAAAAGAGTGGGTGGATATGTCGATGGCGATGAGGGCAAAGATGATTGCGTTGCCGAAGAAAGTAGCGGCAGTGGGTTGCGGAATTAACGAATACGTTGAGATGGAAGCGTTAGTTAAAGGCTTTGTGAATGAAGCACTAGATGAATTGAGCGTGAATGATGAAATACAAGAACACTCTTAACGAGTTACGCAAACGTGTGTTTGCCATGCTCAAATCACCACCAGAGTTGTCGATGAGTGAGTGGGCAGACCGATTTCGGAGATTATCGCCGGAAGCATCGGCTGAATTTGGCTCATGGAGTACCGCAAGAGCAGAATATCAGCGCGGCATCATGGATGCGATCAGTGATCCGACCATTGAAACCATCGTGGTTATGTCATCTGCACAGGTTGGCAAGACTGAAATGACGTTAAACATGATTGGTTACTACGTTCACAACGATCCGTCACCGATGTTAGTGATTCAGCCAACGCTCGATATGGCGCAAACATTCAGTCGTGACCGGTTAGCGCCGATGGTTAGGGATACGCCAGTGCTGACGGAGTTAATTCAAGATTCCAAAGCAAGGTCATCGGGAAATACCATCTTGAAAAAGAGTTTTCCGGGCGGTCACATCACGATGGCAGGGTCAAACAGTCCTGCATCACTGGCTTCACGACCGGTTAGGTTAGCTATCTTTGATGAAACGGATAGATTTCCAGTATCCGCCGGAACTGAGGGTGATCCGGTTATGTTGGCAAGTAAACGGACGAACAACTTTGCTAACCGCAAGATAATTATGGTGTCAACGCCAACAATTCAGGGTGCATCGAGGATAGAAACGGCTTATGAGAACTCTGACCGGCGTGTTTTCAAGGTGCCGTGCCCACATTGCGGTGAGTTTCAGCAGTTGAAGTGGTCAAATGTGAAGTTTGACAAGGAAAACCCTAGTAATGCTTTTTATGTTTGCGATGAATGTGGCGTGGTTATCGAGCATTCGCACAAAGCGGCGATGGTTAGGCAAGGAAAATGGGTCGCTACGCTGAAAAGTGGCAAGGTCGCAGGGTTCCACCTCTCAGAATTGTACTCTCCGTGGCGTAGTTGGGGCAATATGGCGGAGGATTTCTTATTTGCTAAGAAAAACAGAGATACTTTGCAAGTTTGGATAAATACTGCCCTTGGAGAAACTTTTGAAGAATCAGAGGGTGAGGGTTTGGAATACGAAACGGTATATGTGAAGAATCGACACGAATATGAATTTGATCCGTTGCCGGAAGAAGTGCTTGTGATTTCGGCAGGGGTGGATGTACAAGGAGATAGGCTCGAATTGGAAACCCTTGGTCATGGCTTAAATGAAGAAACGTGGTCATTGGGTTATTACAAAGTACCCGGCGATCCGGGTTTAGGCACGACTTGGGATGCTTTAGATGACATTTTGAGCCGCAAATTCAACCATCCGTCCGGTATTCAATTGTCTGTAGCGGCAACTTGTGTCGATTCTGGGGGGCACCACACCCAAGCAGTCTACGATTACACCCGTAGACACACAAATCGCTTTGCAATCAAGGGTGCGAGTCAATCGGGCAAGCCATTAGTGGGCAAACCATCGAGAACTAACAAGGGTAGAGTCGCTTTATACCCGATTGGCACTGATGCGGCGAAAGATTTGATCTTTTCGCGGTTGAAAATTGAAGAATTTGGTTCTGGATTCTGCCATTTCCCAATGTCATACGATCAGGAATACTTTAAAGGTCTTTGTTCTGAGAAAAAAGTTAGAAAATTCGTTAAGGGCGTGGCGCGGATGGAATGGAAGAAAACGAGAACCCGAAATGAGCCGTTGGATTTGCGAGTTTACGCAATTGCAGCATTTAGGCTGCTCAACGCCAACTTAAAAGCTATTGATAAGAAAATTAACGGTGAAAAAGAAGAAGAAGATGTAATTGAGCCGAATGTTCACATTGTAGCGCAGGAAAAAGAGTTAATTCCGATGGCAATTCCACCAAAACGCCGTAGTCGGTCGCGGAGAGGGAGTGCTTTTGTGAAACGGTGGTAAAAATTGCTCTTTTTAGGGGAGCAGTTGTATTCCCGATCAGGAATATTACGGTAGGTAACACAGGTAATGAAAAGATTACTCCCGATCAGGAATATTACGGTAGGTAACACCGGAACGTTTTTTGCCTAAATTTCTTCTGGAACGTTTTTTGCTGAAATTTCTTCCGGTATCTTTTCATCAGCATTTCATGTCGGCATGAATTATTTTATTTCTATGCCTTGACAAGCCACTAAGTGTCAAAAAACGAGCTTAAATGCAGATTTCTGCACTTAAGGGTTAAATTTGACACTTAGTGGGTGTCAAAAACTTGACACTTAGCAAACATACTGGTCTGGTCGCGCCTAATGGCTAATTTATTCGATACGAAAAGCTATCCGCTCACAGAACCGCGATCTTTTTCTGTTGGCGACAGGGTAGCGTGGAAGCGCACAAATTTAACCGATTATTCTCCAACACTTTACACGCTGAGTTATTTTGCGCGTAAAGATGGGTCAGGTACGGATGCATTTTCTGCAACTGCTACCGCTAACGGAACTGAATTTGTGGTGGAAATCTCTAGCAGTATTTCCGCAAATCTAATTGCAGGCACTTACCGGTGGAGCGCGTTTTTAACGCGCAACTCTGATAGTGAGCGCATCGAAATGGGTTCGGGCGTATTCACCCTGCATCCAGACAAGGCATCATCGACCGATGACCCTAGAAACCATACGAAGAAAGTTTTAGACGCTATCGAAGCGGTTATTGAGGGTCGCGCAGGCAAGGATCAAGAAAGTTTGTCCGTTGAGGGCATGACTTTGCAAAGAACACCATTGTCGGACTTGATTGCTCTCCACAGTAAGTACAAAGGCATTTATGTGCGTGAAACGAGAGCGCAGAGGATGCGTGACGGGTTGAGTCATTCCGGTAAAATTTATACGAGGTTTTAATGATGTTTTTCAGCAAGAAAGAACCTGCACCACCATCATTAAAGAAACGTAAGCAAAAAATAAAGAAAATAAACACCAGAGGGTTCGCGGCAAGCGCCGAAGAATACTTCTTGTCGGATTTCAAAGGCACAAGTCTGTCGATTGACGCAGAACTCACCGCAGGATTGCGCAAGATGCGTATGCGGTCACGGACGCTCACGAATGACAATGATTACGCCAAAAAATACTTATCAATGGTTAGGGCAAATGTCGTTGGCTCAAACGGAATCATGTTGCAGGCGAGGACAAAAGATTCGCGTGGCAAGCTAGATAAAGCCGATAACGATTATATCGAGCAGGCGTTCAAGGAGTGGGGCAGTTTAGAACATTGCACAATGAGCAAGCGATTGACATGGTGCGATGTGCAAAATCTGTTTATAGAAACAGTCGCTAGGGATGGCGAAGCCTTGTGCGTAATCCATTACGGTAAGGACTTGGAGTACGGCATATCACTACAACTGGTTGATGTGGACTTACTAGATGAGTCATACAACGTGCGGCTCGATAATGGCAATCAGATTCGTATGGGCGTTGAGCAAAACCAATTCGGCGCGGCAGTTGCTTATCATCTGTTCACAGAGCATCCGGGCGATGACACTTACACGTTCAACCTCAAGAAATATGTCCGAATTCCGGCAGAGAGAATTATTCATGCGTTTCGTTCTGAAAGACCCGGACAATCTCGCGGCATTCCGTGGATGCACACAGCAATCCGTAGGCTAAATATGTTGGGCGGCATGGAAGAAGCGGAATTAATCGCATCGAGGGTTGCCGCTTCCAAAATGGGTTTTTTCACCTCACCAGAGGGTGATGGGTATGTGGGGGATATGGAGGAAGAAACGGATGGGGCGTTAGTGACAAACGCTGAACCGGGCGTGTTTGAACAACTTCCAGAGGGTGTGAATTTCCAAGCATTTGACCCACAACATCCGTCAACAGCATTTGATGCGTTCGTTAAAACGGTTCTCAGAGGTGCGGCTAGTGGCTTGAATGTGAGTTACAACACCCTAGCGAATGATTTAGAGGGTGTGTCGTTTTCATCAATTCGATCTAGCACCATCGAAGAACGCGATCAGTGGAAACAAAAACAAACGTGGATGATTGAGCAGTTCTGTATGCCGGTTTACAAGGCATGGTTAAGCAGTGCTATTTTGCATGGCAAATTAAAACTTCCGGCAACGAAAATAGATAAATTCCGCAATGTTACATTTCAGCCCCGTGGGTTTGATTGGGTCGATCCGCTTAAGGATATCAACGCCAGTGCGTTGAGCATTGAATTAGGTGTAAGTACACGCGCAGACATTGCCGCATCACACGGTACGAATTTAGAGGATGTGTTTGAGCAATTGCAGAAAGAGCAAGAACTAGCGGCTCAGTACGGCATTATTTTAGGAGAAAAGAAAGATGAGCAAGCGCAAAACGAAAACGATTGAAGCAACTTCGTTCCAACGAGGGTTTGCTTTTGACAGAGATGCAATAAATGTCGAGGACAGAACGGTTGAACTCGCATTTTCATCAGAAGAACCAGTAGAAAGATGGTTCGGAAACGAAATTTTAGACCACTCCAGAAGTTCAGTTGACCTTGGTCGGTTAGAGAGCGGTGGAGCGGTACTTGTTGACCACAATCATTCTGACCATATCGGGGTTGTGGAAAACGCAAGCATTGACGATGACCGTAGGGGTCGCGCACGGGTTCGGTTTGGTAACGGAACTCGCGCCAATGAGATATTTACAGATGTGGTCGATGGCATCCGGCACAACGTTTCTGTTGGCTATCGGATTAACACAATGAATTTAGAAGATACAAATCGAGAGAGTGGGGTAGAGACTTATCGCGCAACTTCGTGGAGTCCATTCGAAATTTCATTTGTGAGCATTCCGGCAGATAGTGGAGTGGGTGTTGGAAGAAATGATGTGATTGACG